CTTACATCAACAACAGGTGCAGAGTATCTAAACAACGTCCAATCTTTGACGTTGAATGGGTTATTGTAAGTTGTTACAGAACCTGCATATGTAGTTCCAGACGTTGATCCTGTATCACCAGGTGTACCGACAATTACAGAGTATCCATTAAAGTCTAATGCAGTTCCATATCGGGGTTGATTATTCTCAGTTATATCAGTATCTTGATTATAGCTATTGAATGGACTATAAACAATGTTAGGTGAGTTTACGCTTTGGGCGTATATAAATTTACCAGTATTGTAAATGTTTGGTTCGTATTGTGAAATATAATCAAACATATATACCGCACCAAAATTTGGTGATTGGTCGATCCACTGAGTAGCATTGTTATCAAATACTGTGTCATTATCTTGATTTTCATCGTCAGTAAAATCGAATGTAGTAGCACTATAGCGTGTACCTACTGGTGCGCTTGCTATGAAACTATCATACTGGTTAAATTTAACAACTGTTCCAAACTGAGTAGGACCGTCTGTATGAGGACATAAAATTTCTTGTGTTTGTGTAAACACCTCTATGCCTAATTCTTGTAATGTTGTAACATCATCTACGCTTAAGAATAATTTTTCGTTTACAGGAGCTAAATTTGTATTAATCAATGATATAATCAACTTACCGTCTACTGCGTTTGCAGTCACATTAGTAATACCAGAAGATTTAATCGTGTTGGCTACATCTTCTGCATTGCCGGCCGGTAAGTAAACTAGATAGCCATTAATTAAAATTTTTCTTGTAGTTGTGACGTTGCATTCCGATGTACCTATAATAGTACCATATCTTGCGCCACCGTCAGTAAATCTATAAACTGCACCTTCTTGAATTTGTGAGTTTAACTGGAATGGAGCTCCAACTAGTATTTCGCTAGCATGTGTGTTTGTATCTAAACTAATACCAAACTGTGAGCCAATTTGAGGTGATTCTTCGGTAGTCAACGTTTGCGTATAAACAATTTCATTACCGCTTACAGTTACAATATCACCGGCAATCAAAGATCCAGTATATAGTAAAGTATCATTAATTACAGCGTAATTGTTGTCATCAACGATAGTACCATTTTTATAAACTAACAAGCTTTCTGTTTGTGCATGTAAAGTTGCAGTCACAGATGCGTTTGTTGCAATAGCATACGGTGATGTTGCGAATCTAGATTCTTTAATTCTAATTTGTGTACCTGAAGGAATGCTATGAATGTAATAAACTTGATCGGATACAATTTCTGTACCACTTAAGCCACTTCCTGTTGTAGTAAATACTACGGGATCATTGACACTCAATCCAACCACATTGTTTAATGTGATAGTGTAATTTGGTGTACCGTCTGTGGCGGATACTGTTTTTTGAACGGTTGTAGGAGTCCAAGCTAATTGTAATGTAGTAGGAGTTACATTGTTTTGTATTTCTATATTTTGAACTAATCTATCAAAGATATAAGCATAACCCCAATTATCAATTGTTCCATAATTTTGATTAGGCGCTCCTATAACTACACAGTCACCTGCATAATCAGTACTTAATGAGGTTCCAAAATTATCTCCTGCGGTTGTTAATGATAGTGCATCAGCATCAATTGTTGCAGCCTCAACATACGTCGATTTGATTGCAACGCCAGTACCACTACCAACTCCAGTGGCTATAAATGATACACCTACGACATTTGTTGTTGCTCCGATAAGAGTAAAATCAGTGTCTCCAAGTTCAGATATTGTATATGTTTGTCCTATAGTAAAATTACCTGCAGGAGTTGTTATGTGTGAACGTCTGTACACATATACGGTATTTTGAGCAATGTCAGAAACATAGATCCAATATTTGTCACCCGATATAGATATTGATTGCCCCCAGTTTGTAGTCAGAACACCAGGAACAGCTAAAGTTTGATATAATATCAAATCATCAGATTCAGTTGTATCTTGTAACTGGTATAATTTAATATTTCTAGTTGCTCCAGTAGTTTCAGCTATAGCATATATATCATCAGCATATGCAATCGTGCTACCAAAACTAGTTCCACCAGTTAGTGTTTGCACTAATTGATAAGTTTGTGTTAGGTCGTTGAAAGTGTATCTGTAAACTTTACCAGCGTCTGAATCACCTATTAAGTAACCTAAATGTTCTCCGATAGCTACCGCACTTCCCAAAGACTGTGATGAAGTTTTTGTTAATTGATTTTGTAATTGGTAATTAATACCCTTACGATATACACCCCAAGAGCCGTCGGTATTTGTGTCTACCCAAACTGTATTTTTTGTAAATTCTGTGTTAAGTAGTGGTAGTGTTGCTATATCTGCTGGAGTTGCAACTCTTTGTGTTTTTAATCTTAATCCAACACCTTGACCAGTAATAGTTTTGATACTCGGATCAAGAACTTTATTAACCATAACTCGGTATGGGTCGATGATAATTGTTGCTATATAATATCCATCAATATTTTCTTCAAAGTTTACAACTGCAAATGGATCATATTGTCTTATATTATGTGGTGTATCAAACGTAATAGTTACTGTTTCGTTTAAATTGTTTTTAGCCGCAACCACTTGACCAATAGAAGATGGGGTGAACACTTCCCATCTTTCTTTGTAATTTGCTATCCATGCATAATCCCTAACATAAAATTCTTGAATAGGTATTACTACACCATTTTTGTTTATACCAAGAGGAAGTTGCGAATAAAAGAACGCAGCTAACTTTACATCATTGTAATTTACATATCCAGCAGTTGGGTACAATACTGATGGTTCATCCGATGGAATAGTAGATAGTATATCTACGTTAGTGATCGGTCTTTCGTAATTGAAAACAGAATATAACGGTACTTCTTGTTGAACTCCAACATTATATATACCTTTAGTTAATCCAACTATTGAAGGATTACCTGTTAGATACTTTTCGTTCAATCTAAATTCAATAAAGTTGTTGTTCAATACACCGCCGAACTCTCCTGCTTTAATTGCCCAGTTTTCATATACATCATAATCTATGCCGCCTTGTGGCAAGTTAGCTCCCTTAAAGGCATTAGTAGAATTTCTAGTTCCTTTGTTTTTAATCAAGTTTTTATATACGTTTACCTGTGTAATGTCAGTCAAATCTGCTAATGCTAGATAATCTCTAGGTCTATATCCGATCAAACTAAATGACAACTGATCCGCATCCCTCTCTAAGTTAGCTTGATTTACATCATAGTACAACGTACTTTCGTAACTTCTAGTACTTGAATTAGCTAATAGACCTTTTTGTATTTCATCATAATCGGTACGTTTCCAATCTTCTTCCTTAAAAAGTTCGCTAGCTTGTATGACTTTAGTAGCCACCCAATACTTGTTCTTATACGTTACGATTTCTCCCTTTGTGTACTTGGTAAACTTGTTCCATTCTTTGATATTGTTTTGATTGTAAATAAAGCCTGCAGCGTTTACAGTTCCATTCCATGCTGCGGATTTTGTACCACGCAACGCAATACGTGTTTGTCTTAATCCAGTAATCAAATTATAAATGATATCACCGAACACAGTGGTGTTATCAAACACAACACCGTGTTCAAAATTACTTAAATTAAACTGACCATACGAAATTGTGTCGCCGTCATTTAATACAGTAACAGAGAATAAAGTGTCGTCACGTAGGATAGCCAAATCTGTTGTTTGTATTGGATACAAGTTTTGATTTAACACAAAATTAAATTGCTGAAGTGTCAACGGTTGAACAATGTTACTATCTTTGTTAATAACAAGAATCTTTGCCGCAGGGTTCAAGGTCACAATGCTACCGGCTTCCCAACCTGTTTGAGACCAATACAAGAATTCAGCGATCATTTGGTTCCAATTTATTGTGAGTTCATTTTCCTGTTCAGTAAATTGCATACCTAAATATTCTAAGTAGGCACCATAATCAGATATAAACTGAGCTACTTCTTGTATAGAATAGAATTTTGTTCCATATGGAATAATTTGTTCTTGTTCAAAATGCTCGGTCGTGATTCGTACTGTTGAATTTTCAACTTCAAAGGTTTCCCAATTGCCACCAAACTTTGGTTTCAATGTTGTGAAATATGCAGAACTTTGTGAATTTCCAAATACAATGTATTCTCCGCCACTACCCTGTTGAACAATCACACTAGAATAATTGACTCGGTTAAAAGGTTGATTATCGTACAATAATACACTATAGCTTTCATCAGGGATTAAAAGACTTGCGCTGTTAGAGTTTGGAGTTCCCTTTTCAACAAAGAATTTCAATAATACTTTATCGCTAAAGCCTGCTAATCTGTACACTAAACGAACATCTAAATTATCAAATAGAGTTTTTATATTTTCGGTAGCAGCCAGGCCCACTTGTTTTTCATAGTCTACAATCCAGTTTAGGTAACTGGTTTTTGCTATGCCATCACCATAGATTTCTATGTCTTTGATAACAAGATGACTTCTATTGTTTACTAAGTATTGATTGAATTCTTCATTGTACTTATAGTTGTCTAAGTCTACTGCTAAGTTAAAAAATTGTGCTGGTTTCATCAATGCCATCAATCTTACTAGATCGAATGGATATGTGCTGCTGCGTCTGTAGCTGAATTCTACCGGTGCGTCATCTCCTACTTTCCAATCACGCCTAAATATATTTTGGTTGTAATTTCCTACAATACAATTCAATGGTTCTAATAAGTTTCCTGCACTGTCTACTGGAATAACATCTAATAAACCAGGACGCACAGCCTGTTCAATAACTACAGGATTGCCGTTATTCCAATTGATACCATTTGCTAAATCTTCCCACAACACTAAGTTGTCACTTGTATATGGGGCAGGACCATAACGTGATGTCCACCAGCTTGGCATTTCTGTGAAGCCTAGCATTTCCCACGGTGCTGTATTAGGATTGGTTGTATCATAGAAGTATTGGTATATACCTCTCCAATATCCCTGTGATATTGGTTTCTTGTTTAATGCATTACCACTCTGAGAATAATTATATGTATATGGATCAGCAGCGTTATAAATTTGTGTCTTGAAATCTAAACGATTTTGCCCTACCCAATTTAAGAATGCTGTACTATACATGTATAGCCATTCTTCATATGAGTAATCTGTGTCTCTAAAGAATCCAGGGACTATTTCATATTCTTGAATAGGAATTGTGGCACTTAATTTTAAGTTGTTATAGATTCTCAACTCAAACTCTAACAACACCTGATCCCTGAAGTCAACTAAAATACCTGTATTAGGATTATACTCGCCATACAATTTTGTATATGACCCGTCGTGACCCTTAATAAAATATGTAGGTGAAGAATAGTTGCTATCTAAAATTACTTGTGGTATGTGAGCCGGGTATAGACCTAACTTAGTAGGAGTATTAGGAACATAGCTTCCATAAGTTTGATTGTATTCTTTAATAGTAATAGTATCGCCAGGTAGCAAATCTAATGTCACAGTCAAAGAAGGCGAGTCTGTACTTACAATGTAATCTGTGCCTTTAATTAATTGAGTAGTGGTTACAATATTGTTGATGGTTCTTGTGAGATATACTAATACTCCGCTATAGTTTGCTTTGGTAAAATCGTATGTTTTAGATAATGGATAGATACTAACATCTAAACTGTTTGCAAACGAATATGTATTAGTAATGTATGCTGCTTTGTTGGGCAACATATCTGACCAAAAGAAAGGTTGATTATCTGTTTTGCTTGATGTTATCTGATCTAGTGCGTCATCCAACATAACAGATGGATTATATCTTTGCTGGTAATCTGCATTTTGTACAGTATAGACTAATAGATTTTTAAATTTTACATATTCTTTGCTGTTGTACATTAACGCATTGAATAAATTGTGTTCTGTTTTACGTAGCAGCGTACCGGGAAGAACTAAGCTTGCGCTGTTCTGAATAATCTTGTCTCCCCATGGAACCATGTTACCTAAATCTCTAAAGTTGTTCGGACCAAACACTTCACCTGTTGTATTTGGATTGTTATAGAACATACTTTGATATTGTCCACGTATGTCACCTACGTTAGCAACAACAATGTCTCCGTTTAATGGATTGTTATTTAAATTGATAGGTATTGAATAATATGCTGTTTGACTTATTTGGTTGCTAAGTATAGCGATTTGTATTACAGTATCAGTAACAGGATAGTTATTTAGCGTTATGGTAGTAGACACGTTGGTAGAAGTTACAGTATAATCTGTATGCGCTAATGTTACATTGTTGATCGCTACTTCCACAACAGGCCAATTTGTACTGTCGGAACTGACCGGACTTATATCACATGTAAATTCTAGTGTAGGAGTTAGAATATCATATTCAAATTCAAATAACTGATATTGAACACTAGGTGATATTGCTGTTTGCCAACCAATTTGACGAATAGGTTGCTCAGGCGTATTGTATTGATATACATAACCTGTATTAACTTTTTGTGTTATTGGAGAAGTTCCACTAACATAGTCAAATGTGTCTGAATTTAATGATACATCAAAACTAATATCACCTACGTTTTCTACTGAGCTATATCTGATCGGAAAACCTAAAATAGAATCATCTAAGCCTGATCCTAATCCGTATGCAAATAATTTACATCCAATAAATGATGTGCCTTGATAAATGTCTGCATTACCAAAGCTTATACCATTGCTATCAAAAATATCAAATAGAGGTGGTTGATTTACGTCTACTTTTTGTTGTCCGTCTATCCAATTGTCTCCATTGAACCAAAACTCTTTTCCTTGATTGAAATAGCCTCTGAGTGCAACTGTTTGTTGTTCTGGTAGTACATCACCGTCTTGTATTTCTGTTAATGTGATTACTGGTGTACTAGAACCAGCGATTGTTGAAAATCTAGAAACATAAATTTTGTTTTTTACATTATCGTTTGTGTCCGCTGCAAAGATAATCGTTGAACCTTCGAACAATGCGTAATTATCGTTAGTTGTATCTGTAGCGATTAAAGATGCATCGGTTGTAGTAGGAATATAGCCCGAAGATCCTTCTTCCCATTCTACTTCTAACGTAAGGGTTGTTGTTCCGGAAATAGACAAAATTTGAGAATTTGTAGGAAGTTTATTTGTAGAGTCTGCGATGTACTGTCCAACAGTAAATGCACCAGTGACATCATTAGCAGCGATAGTAATAGTTGTACTCTGCGGAGTCCATGTCATCGAATATGGTCCCAAATATGGAGTAGCTGGTCCTAAATTAGCAGTAAAACCTACATTTGCTCCACCTTTAGTAGAAGAAATTGTGAATGTAGTTCCAGATAGTATTTGACTTACATAGTAAATTGCGCCTGTTGTTATTCCGAGTGCAGGAGGTGTATCATTAAAAACAATAATGTCATTGATTCTAAATCCAGTTGTTGAATCGCAAGTAAATTCTTTCGTAGACAATTGATATGCTGTTAATGAACGTGAAGGTGTGTAGTTTGTAGAAGTAATAGTTGCAGTATAATCTGTGTAAACTTCAACGTCTGGATAGTAATTTTGTTGTCCGGCGACTAAACTGAACGCATCTGTGGTTCTTAAGTCAATAAAATCTACCGGATTCTTACCTTCAATACCCGAATTAAACAATTTCAAGTTAGGATAGAATTCAATTATAGGACGCTTTGCTTTATAGTCTGCGGTAGCATACAAGGTTACTAAGTTTGGATTGTTATTGTATGTTGCTGTAGCATTTATTACGTCAATATGGAACCACCTGTTGCTTCTAGACCAGGCATTTTTGTCTATGGAATTTCTTGCAATAGTGATGTAATCAGGGGTGACAGGAATATATGAATTTCCTTCCCATGCTGCTGCATCCCATGCTGTTGTGTCCCAAGGATCATATGTTCCAGATGTAAACCCTTCGGGAGAAATTAAATTTTCTACAGGTATTAATTCTATACCACTGCCCACACCCTCAACATAGTATTCTCCTGTTAGGTAACTAATAGGTACAACATCACCCTGAAATTCTACCTTTAGTCCATTAGTAAAAACAACACCATTAGTTGCAGTAAATTGAGTTTTTCCTAAAATATCACGCTCAACATCTAATGTATTAAGTGCGTTGCTTTCGATAATTTTAATCACACCAACCTTATTGGATGATGTGCCATCTTGATAATACAACGTATCTAAAGGAGCACTAATATAAGGAATCAGTAGTATAGTTCCTAAATTATTCTTATAGAAATTTCTGGATATCCATTGAGTGCCATATACAGCAGTAATTTTTTCATTAGTAGGTATTTGTGAATCTTCTACTAATCTTATTACAGGATTCGAAGGGTCACCAACATAAGTTATTCTGTAAAAATAATCATTTACTGTAGTGTAATAACCTTCTTCATATAGACCCAAATTGTAATTTAATGTCATAGATCCAGATGCAGAACTTAACACTGCATTGGTAGCACCAACATATGCAGTACCTGTACCAGACCCTGCGGTCATTTGTTTCGCTGCACCTGTACCAGACCCTGCTACTGTTGCTGTAATAATATCGCCAACGATGTATGAAAGACCAGTTGTTCCTGCTACGGTATTCCAATTCGTAGTTCCTAAACTAGTAATTACATAATTCAACCCAGGTATAAATGATCCGGCAGTTACAATTCCACTGCCTGTAGCAGTAAATGTTAATCCTACAGTATTACTAGCCGCACCAAACAGAGTAAAGTTGGTAGTTCCTAACGAAGTGATTGTGTATGTTTCACCAACCTCAAAGTTTTGTCCAGTAGTAAGTTCACGGGCTGTACCTGTACCAATTGCAGAACCTGTTGCAGTAAAAATGATTCCTACTATATTACTCGCAGCACCATAATCAGTAAAGTCGGTAGTACCTAAACTTGTAATGATGTATTGTTTGCCGGCTTCTAATTGGTTAGCAGCAGCGATATCAGGTTGCTGTGTAGAAATTGTGAACTGCGTACTATTTACAATAGAAGTAATGTAATAGATTGTACTAGGCAATGTAGCTGAGTATGCTGAAAGACCGCCAAAAGGAGAACCAGTGAATGTTACGGTGCCGCCTACAGTTAAGTTTGCAGTGCTGGCACAAGTTACAAGATTAGTCGTGCCTGTTGTTGCAGTAACTGCAACTACCTGTGGTCCTACTAAACCGTTGTTAACATCGTAGGCTGTGTAATCAAAAAAGTTTGACACATATCCGATTTCATTCGGATTGCTAGTGTTATAGAACATGACGGTCAAATTCTCTAAAGAAGAAATGCCGTCTATAGAACCTAACTCGCTTAATGGTTTACCGTTAATTTCACTAAAAGGTATAGTTGATACTACATCAACTAAATTATTGCCTGGAAAATTATACTCATCCTGTGCATCTTTAGGTGGTACATTGAATGTTACGACACCTACGCTAGCACCGTTATTGTCAACACCATACACATCTCTTGTTTGTACGTTGGGTTGTGTAGGACTAAAGCCAGTAACACCCGGTTCACCTTGAATCCAAAATTGTGAATCTTGGTTTACAGCAAAAGTATATGTTCCACCACGTAGTAAAACTATTGTTGGATTTATGCTACCTGCACTTTCAGAAGATGTTAATGGTATAACACTATATCCATTTGGCAAACTTCTAACAACATAGTCGTTAGTAGAAAAGACTGTTTCGCTAGAAACTACAACACTAGCAGGACCTTCCGGAATCCAATAGTATTGGTTAAAATTGATGATCTTATCTAGGTTAGTAAAACTGTCCCAAGAATAAAACTCACTGTTGAACAACCGATTATTGTTGTTTGTTAGACCACCTTCTAATTTTAATGCATCTAAGATACCAGGATAGCTAATGAAATCTTGTGCTACAGATTCGTTCTTTTTAGTAAAGATGACACCAGGATCTAATTGATAATCTTTTCTTACTTTAGTTGGTTCAGTTACATAGTAATCTTTGGCGTTTATACCATATCCAAATTTACTTCCTATATATCCTTGAATCTTTTTAATTTCGGGTTGGGCTACAACTTGGTCTAAAGTTGCTGCCAAAAATTGTGCGTTTGTTGGTGTTTGGAATATTTCAGGAAGAAAATTTAGCGTTCTAATTCTTGTTGCCATAATTACTTACTCATGCAATTTGCAATTCAGCTGGTGTTAATGCAGCTATTACTACTACGTCATCGGCAGTAGCCGCGTTCACAAAGATTTCATAGGGTGAGCATTTTATTTCATAAAGGTCTCCGAATTTCATCGTAGGATCATTTGGCACTAGTACTGCCGAACTAATCAACTCCCCTAATTGATCGTGTAGATATGCACTCAATTCCGAGAAATAGAATGTGTCACCAAAGTTCCAATTGTTGATATCAAAATATGTATTCATTGCTGCTAAAACTGAACTTCTAATTTCGCTGTTACTTGCATTTGTATTTGCCGATTTTATAACTTTAATTGTTGCTCTTAGATTTGGTACTGCCTTAGGTCCAAACAATGGTTTGAAAACTACACTGTTTAGAACTACACTATCACTAAGCATCTTATAATTATTTAGTTGTCCGTATTCCTCGCTTAGTTCATTGATAGTTGGTTTAGGAGGCATAGGAACTGTATTCGTAGTATCCTGAATGTAGTTTTGATATTGTGTGTAATAGCTTTGTGTTACTACATACAAATCGATAATGTTAGTTGTTGCAGGATCTATTCTTGTAGTGTTATTGCTATTATGACGATATTGAAATTGTAACCCTTGACGGCCATATCTAAACGAATATTGCGGTTGCTCAACAAGAATATAATAAGGTGTTGTTACTGTATTGTCCTGTATTGTTTTCCAAAAAGTATTTTCTCCATATGCATAGAATAGCTGTCCTAATGGATAATCATATTTCGATACTTCAATTTGTGTTTTTGTTTGATACTGTATAACGTCAGACGTTGGAACTATCTGTAATCTTGATAAATTAATTGCATCTTCAATTAACTCAAAGAAAACATATATACCAGTATTACTAGATCCTGTTACATATCCTGTAACTGTTTGAAAAAAATCAGGGTTGAGAATTAATCCACGGTTATTAATGTCATTGCTAGCCACTTCTACTTCAAAGTCATTGATATATCCATCACTCTCGACAGTTTGTCCAACAATATTAATTTGTACATCTTTTGACAAGGCGTAATTACTATTAGGTTGTGTGTTGGTTGCTAATATCTTGATAAAATCTTGTAGAATTTTACCACTGAGTGGGTCATATACAAGCTTGTCTCTTTCGAAGCTAAATCTTGTATCTTCTACACTTCCAAAATAATATCTTAACGAACGATACGTAACTGTATATCTTCCGCCTGATTGACTTTCAAATCTTATAAACCAATTAGGATCGTTGTATAATTGAATACTCCAACGATCTTGTGCAATAGTTAATGAGTTATCAAATTTTAAACTAAAGTTTTGTTGTAACTCCATTCTAATAATACATTCTTGTACGATTTCATTAGAAAGAGAATTATCAAATGCAGGCAATACTGTGGTCAAGATTGCTCCGTTAGGTACATAACCATTTAATGTTACTGGGCCTGTACCATTTGCAAAACCACCTTGCCCATTATTATATCCATCGCCGATTACAGCTAAAACTGTTGTCCAAATATATGTTTGATTACTTGGTCCAGGAATACCTGCGACTAGTCTATTATTGGCATCAAAGTAAAATCCACTAGGAGCAACGAACTTTACTAATGCGCCGGGCGTAACATACTTTACATTGTTTGTGGAATATGTTCCAATTGGAATTGGTAAAGGACTACCGTCAGTGATATTGTAAAAATAACCTGTCAGCGAATTTGCATCGACTGTATTTGTATTCCAATATACAGTGCCGTCACCGGATGCACTATTAATGGAATATTGCGTGAAATTTTGTGTATAATATTGAACAACACGATTACCTGATAACACACTTCCCAAAGAATCCGTTAGGAACGTAATAATATTACCAATAGTGTTTATTGTCAATGACAGGAATCCATCATCCGTATCTTGCCACAACGCTCCGTCATTTGCGAAACTATTAATACTGGAATATTTTCCAGTAGGATCCAGTAAATCTAGGTTCTTACTAACACCAATACTACTACGGTTAATTGCTTTTGACTTGATAATAGAACTATATAGCGTATACGGAAAATTGTTATAATCCTCACCATTAACCATACGATTTTGTGTATAGTATCTTGTAGGGGCACGTTGTTTAATTTGTGCGATTGGCTCACGTGCTTGGGCATTGCTGACTGGTAACTGTAGCTCTAGACCTAAAGTCAATATTTCTGCTTTGCCTAAACGATTGATATAGGTGAACGATACTGTAATGCCCTGCATTTCAGTAGGATCGATAGTATAAGTTAGTGCATTTCCTGCACGTACATATGCTCGGTATGTGCCTACTGGAATTTGACTGAAAACTCCATCACCAAAAACATAGCTTACCTGATCATTGAATCTAGAACTTACAGAAAATATTGTTCTGTTACTTGTTTCATTTTGTAGGTAAGCATCAGCATAGATGTTTTCTACTTTTGTCCATAATGTTCTAGTACCATTATTTTGATTTAATTGGTATAACCACGTATCTTCATTATTAACACCTTGAATGTCACCGATAAAAACTACCTGATTGGCTATTTGTTGTTCTAGAGTAAAGTCGTAATTCTGTAGGTTGCCTTGCTTGAAATAGAAGAAATACCCTGTATTTGGACTACCGTATCCTAACTTATCATTTCGATATAGCATGTTGAAACGACCACTAGGTGCAGGAGGAATTTCATACATATAATCAGCATCAACGCTGGTGACGCTGCATAATTCAAAATTCATGTTTATACCATCAACTGTAGATGTAAACGGTACAATTGGTAATGTAGTGTTTGGAATTTTTAGTGTGTACTCACTTGTGGTTACACCTAAAAGATCCGCAACGTTTGCCGGTCTTCCAACACGCTGGGTATCTACTAATGCTGCATTGATAATAGTATTAAATTGCTCTAACCAATTTGGGTTTGCTGGGTCGTTCCATAATATAGGTAAATTGCTTAGATTGGTTCCATTCAAATCACTAATATTTTGAGAAGTTTGAATGCTGACAACTTTTAAATATCCCTGAGCAGCTAGATTACGTTTTGGAGTGTAGCTAACCAAGTTTGCTAATTTAATGACGCTATCCCTGCGTTCAGCAGTATCCATGAAGTTTTCACGGGTGTTGAGGTCATTTCTGAATGCAAGACCTTGACCCATAAATGCAATAACATCAAGTAATGCTATAAATTCACTAGATTCAATGAAGTCATTGTATGTTTCGGGATAGTAGACACGCAAATAATCTATGAAACTTTTACGTAGAGTTTCATAGTCATAGCTTCTGAAATCGGCTTCTCTAAACGTCTGGTATATTGCTTGCCAGTCATTTACACCAAAAATTGCAGATTGTCTTGAACTTGTAGCCATAGGGTTATCTCTTTTAAGTATTTATCATACCTAAAAATCATGTTTTTTTCGGTATTATTGTATAATGGCTTGGTTTGTTCCCTGATCTAAAAATAGACTAAGGAGTTGTGCTTGATTAAATGGAGCAACGGCAATTTCTAGCTCTAATAAAATACCGTTTTCTTGCGGAAAGGCCTTCACGGAATTTAGTATCAATCTAGGATCTAAACTGGCTATTCTTCGTATTTCTGTTTCTAGTTGAAACTGTACGCTTGATGTATTGGGTTCAAAAACGAATCCCCACAATGTTGTTCCGTAACCGGGCTGGCCAACTTTTTCACCCTGTTTGATGTTTATAGCATTGACAAAATCATTTACCACTAGTGGTTCATCCACAAGACGAAATTTTCTACCAGTATTCAAAGATTTTCTGACCGTGCCGACTCCACCATCATTACCGGTCGGTTGATTAGTAGTTTTTGGTTTATTGGCACCTCTAGTGCTAAATCCTATATATTGCGGCATATGTGTATTTAGTAGTTAATTTTGTTCTCAATGCTATCTAACAACGTATTTGCTCTTATCTGTAGTTGTACCCACTCATTTTGCGCTTCAGCTATTTCTAGAGAACCCGGTGGCAACGTGGATTCTAAATCATAGAATTCTTGTTTAGCTATTTCCACTTGTTCTAGTAAGTCTTCCAATGAATTAAACTCAGCATCTACGGCATTGTTTGCCTGTATTGCTGCTTCTAATGCTGCTAACCCACCAGAGTCTGGTTCATCACCAAAATCAATATCTGGGATTCTAGAATCTTCAAGTAATGAGCCCAACTGTGAGTCAACCGCAGATCCATCAAATGTGTTTTCCCCAATAGTTGGCATCTTGATTGCGCCGGCGCCGCCAAAACCTATAGCTCCCATTGCTGCATTTAATTGTGCAGCAGCACCAGCACTTAGATCACTCACTGACAGAGTTGTAAGATTCTTTCCTAATGCTTGTATTCCACTCAGAGATTTTGTTATGTCTGCTTGTATTCCACTCAGAGATTTTGTTATGTCTGCTTGTACTCCGCTTAATGAATCAAGACTAATCGGACCTGCAAAATTTGTTGGGCCGGGGATTCCTCTAGGCAATCCTGTACTTCCCTTAATTGCTTTAGGATACGCAATATTATTAATTGCTGCTGTAACAGCTCCTGTAATAATACCTGCTAGTGCTGGGTTCTTAGGAATACCTAATTTTCCTAATGATTTATTTACAACGGATCCAATACTCAAATTACCACCAGGAATCATAGACATTCCGCTAGCTTTGCTTGATCTACCAACTGTGCCTTTTATTCTACTTGCGTTTCTAATAATAGAACTTAGCGCACCCAAAGTGGTATTGATATTTTTACTTGTAGCAATTCTATCTATACCACGTAAAATGCCTTGAGAACTAGATACTACTGTACCTGCTTTGCGAGTATTTCTTACTAGATTTTTATTACCAAATACTCTACCTACTTGACCGACCGAACCTAATATTCTTCCTAAGCCACCTAACTGTCCTACAATTGTTTTTGCGCTACTAATAGTGTTTAGTGCTTTATTAATTTGATTGGATGCATTAATAACGGAATTAACTTCTCTAGCTCTCTTAGCTAAGTTTTTATTTCCTGTTACGGCTCCTATTCTGCCTGCACTTCCTATTATGCCTGTAATCGCACCTATAGTTTGTTGTGGGTTCTTAGCATTGTTATATCTGTTAACGGCGTTTAACCCTCCTACTACTGCTCCTGCGACTTGATTGACCTTACCACCACCGATTCTTCCTGTAAGTTTTAAGAAATCTTTTGCATCTTTGAATGGATCAGCGACTCTTAATGATCTTGCTTCTGCCATTGCCATGTTTTCTGCACTAATTGATTTCAAGTTAGCAGGTCTTCTATTTGGCAACGGTAACATTGTAGTGGCAATCGCAGCAAACGCCATTGCTGTAGCACCTTTGTTTTTATTACCCATTACTTTAGATACTGCACTCATCGCTGCAACAGCACCTATTATAGATCCTAATCCGGCTGTGCTAGATTGTGACAATCCTGCTGCAAAATTACCTGAATTCAATGCGTTGAATACTGGATTAGTAACTCCGGGCGTGCCTGCTTTAGACAATTGATTTGCGCCGCCTGTAATGCTCTTAACAGCATTCAATGTTTGTGGGATTCCACATGTTGATCCAGACATTACTAGACCCGCAATCGCAACAGGAGATTCGCTACCTGTTAATAAACCTGCGCTAGTTAAAGATGTTTGTGCTTTTTGTAAGTTGTCTACCATGCCTGACAACTGTGCCGTAGGATTATTTAAGAATGCAGTAAGATCACTAACTCCATCTTTTCCTGTAAATAAGTTTTTAGCTAAAGCACCCGTTAATGGTTGGCCACCTTTTATTAAAGAATCTACTAATGTCGATGCGCCTGGCTTTAAAAACCCGGCAGCTTCTAGTTGAGCAGGTGATTGCGCCAATGAGCCTAACGCTGCTATCGGACCACCTGACGTTGGAACTAATCCTGCACCGGTTTTTACTGCAAGTGCTGCAGGTCCACTTGCTGCATTAGTTGCCACTGCACCTACTAATGCACCTGTCGTAGGTCCATCAATACTGCTACTTACAGGTTTCACTGAGGGAACTGTTGCTAATCCTGCAGGACTTAATGGGCTAGCTGAGGCTGAACTCTCAGCAACTTGTGATGCTCTTTCTGCTGCTGCGCTAGGTGCAGAAGGTAAATTGTCATCTGCTGACGGTGAAGATTCAACATCAACACCTTGGTTAGCATTTACCCATGGCGCATGTGCTGGTGTGCGTGAAGTTATACTCTTTAATAAGCCTGGTGCTGCTAGATATCCTTTAACGCTATCAAATAATGTATCAGTGTGTGCCGTATCTGATAGTGGGGCTACATCATCAGCACTAGGACCTGACCCTGAATTAAGATTAATTTTACTACCGTTCACATATAGTACACCAGCACTTTCAAAAGATCCTTCACCACCAGATTGCATACTCATAATTCCACTAATCTTATGAGAGTATTTTCCTGAAGTTTGAACTTTATAATCAGATCCTACATTGTGGCTGGTGCTTTTTTCTGATTGAATATAGATATCTTCTGCTTTAATGTTAAGTTTTTTCTTAGCATGAATGTTTATATTTTTGTCTGCGTGAAAATTGATATCACCCTGAGTTCGTACATTGAAGCTATTTGTACAAAACATATCAATGGTACCTTCTTTGCCCATCTCTATCCAAGATTGACCATTGCTATGTATTATAAAAATTGTTTGACCATCATCGCTCATTAATATCTGATGTCCAGCAGCCGAACGAATTCTTACTAGATTATCTCTACCTATCAAATCTCCGTCATCTAATACGATTGAATGTCCACCGACACGTGATATGACACGAAGACCTTCATCATTTTTACCATCTACTGCTGCTTGACCGATGGTCTTATCGGTATAGCCACCTGCATAAATTGGTCTACCTGGTGTGCTAACGCCCCAACCCACTCTGCTGGGCGATTCTCTATTAGCACTTGATGTGATAGGACCGCGTAAAGTATCTCTTATGATACCTTGTTTAAAAAGTATAGCGGCTTGATAACTATGAATAGGTTTTGGTAAGTCTAAGAAATTATCGTCGTCAGATGTAGCTGTATTATTTGTGTTTATGTTAGTTACTGGGAGGATAGCAGCGCCGCCGTAACTTTGTGATTCAGAACTGTTATTGGTAATAATTTTGTCTGAAGATCCTATAGCAGGCACCATATGCAATGCTTCGGGTTTCGGTGCTGCTCCAATATAATATCCGTAGTTAGGATCTCCGTTGATGAATATACAAATAACTTGTGATTCTAAATCCGGTGGACTATACCACATTCCATAACTTGCAGGATTAGCAACGTAATCTCCTTCTCCTTCAGTTGGAGCAGTAGGTTGTACAAATCCATAAAAAGGGGACATATACGAAACTGTCGCCCAGTTGTCTGGATTATCCGCATCGTCTCCGCCCAAATCTGAAATGTAGACTTGAATTCTTCCTGAACGTGTGGGATCAATATTGTTCTTAACAATACCATATACCGGTACGTTTCTGATAACTCCGCCGCCGGCGTCAGGTTTACTTGCTTTAGTGGCGCCAGCTGGCTTAAAAATATCCTCTGCCATATTATGGTGACACTCCTAATGAATTTATTGTATTTCCATTGACATCTTGGTTTGCTTCTCCTGTAATTATTACTCCATTAGGATTAGCATCGTCATCTGCAACACCAGTTTTGGTTGTTTCTTGACTGCTAGGTTGTGTTGTGGCTGCAGGACCACAAGGATCTCCTCCTGACGAATCACCTGTAGGTGGCGTGTCTTCCCTAAGTCCTACTGGGGGATTACCGCGTTTCTGCAATCGTTGCAGTTCATTATTATTGTATTCTTGTTGTCTAGCATCTTCACGCCCTTGATCAGACTCACCATAGCCTCTTGCAAATCCAAACGTTGCTAATGTCAATTCTAAGTCTTGAGTAAACTTACCGCCTCTGAAAATACTTTTTACATTTCTAAGATAATATGCTACACCTTTTATTTTGTT